CTAATGGAGCGTAGGCAACTCAACTCCCTGCGCTCGGAGCTGAAAGTCAGTAACTACCTGGCACAATGATTCAGCCAACAACCGCAGAAGTTGCACCTCTTCCAGAGGTTTACCCGCTGCTTCGGCTTCGCGATAGCGAGATACGGCCTCTGAAGCCTGCAGGATCAAAGTCTCCCCGGCATCAAGCATTCCCAGTATCGTACGCTTCATTAAGGGCTCCATAGCCGCAAATTAATGCAGCCTAAATGCTTGCTAACACAGCAGTAGTTTCCAGATCCAGATATTGCAAAGCCCACCACTGACAGTGAAATAGCGGTTACAACGGCGCACTATGTAATCTGCACAATGACTGGCCCCTCCGTTACGACAGGCGGATTTGCGTGGATATGAGAGGCGTTTTTCTTGATCCAGTCGCGCGCTATTTTCAAACTTGCATCGGTGCTGACTTTATCCGTACAAACTGTCACGGCCGTGCCTCCATCACCAGTATTAAGCAGTGTATAGCTTATAAGCCCAGGAACTGCCCGCAAGGTAGCTTCGACATCGACTTTATGCTCTTCCAGGCTATCGAAAAGCTGCTTTGCCCCAACCCCCAAATAGGTTCTGATGACCGCATACATAGTCGCCTCCTATGGGCGCTGGTGTCTTGATACCATTAGCAATGGTGCCTTCAAGGCATCCGCTCGCCTAATACTTTAAGTTTAGTCACGCGTTATAATTCAGCGAGACGTCACGACCACCGGCACTCGATTGCAGCCAACAGTTACTACCTACCCTTGGAGAGTATTTCTGCCTTCAAAACACCATAGCTGCAAGAAAGTGAACTAATATTTCTAGCGTAAGTCGTCAAATCCGCTTCAGTCCGCTTGGCTGGTTACCCTTTGGAGGCCTTGCAATGCCAGTTGCATACCTACCGTTGAAAGCTTGGAACAAAAAATGGGGCATTGAGGGCCCCCGACTACACTGCAGACGCTGCGGCGCAAGCCAAGACCTTACCGACGGAAGCGCCTTTAAGCATAGCCTTGGCTGCCCCTTATGGGGGATACAAGCTCAATATCCTTGCGCCGAATTGCACGAGATTTTGAAGCAAAAAATCGAGGCGGGCTTTTTCTGATCGATATGATGGAACCAGCCATAGAAGAAAGCTATTTGAAATGATGAGAATAAAAAACTGACACTATCTTATTCCCGAGATATCTGGACATCAGTACTATAATTTTAAGTAACTACCAGTAAGCGACAAACTAGCCCAAACACCTTGCACGCCTGATTTACCTTGACAAATAAAAAAGACAACCCTACACCGCCACTCCTTCACTGAGTCGGTCGGGCTACCAAAACAGGCCTAGCCCGCTCAACCCCTGGGTAATATTTTTTGTGTCAAGCCAGCACCAATACATACAAAATTGCACTATTCTTCTTACTGATGACAGTTGACGATTTTTCATTCCATATAGTTGGTTGCCGAAGGACTAATCTGCAATGCTTATGAATGAGCACCCGTTAGAGACTTGGAACAAACATTGGGTCATTTTGGGCTCCAGACTGCGCTGTCGCCTCTGCGGCGCAAGCCAAGATCACACTGAGAATAGTCCTTTTCACCATAGCCTTGGATGCCAGTTCTGGGGGAGACAAGATCAGTTTCCTTGGAGTGAACTAGCCGAAATTCACAGGCAAAGCATGCAAGCAGGCAGTTCAGCTCACAAAGATGAAAGCCATCATTCAAAGAACCTATGACAAAGACCTTCCGGCCTCAATCAACGCTAAAGCCCACCCACTTGATTTATGCCAATTTATTACTTAGCCGTGCGAGCAAAACAAAGCTCTCTGCGGATTGTACTTATCAAATTTGTTATTGCTTGATTACCTGTAAGCTCAGCTATGGAAATCCCCTTCACAAGCAACAGTCGCTCCCCTGTCTCAGTGTCAAAAATCTCAACCTGGAGACATTCTACTGATTCAACACGACAGCAGCATTTTACAGGAAGAAATGCGGACTCAATAAGATGACGCAACTCTAAAGTTGACAACATAGCAGCACCGGCTCCTCAGCAACCCCCGAAAACCTCATCTAATCCGCACACCAGATAAAAGCCTTACCAAAGCTCACGCGCCTAGAGATCATAACCTCATAATAATTCAGCATGATCATGGGATTAGAACAATTCGACATGTAGCCGCTCCGCTTTAATTCCACCCAACTGACCACTCCACCCAACAAGAAAAAACAACCGCGCGCCAACATTCACATATTCTTTAAAATTCACACCCCATCAAAAACGCCTTCCCTGACGGCCAGTACACTCGTACGAATAGGAATCATAAAATACTGAACATCACTCAAAAAAAACCTACACTCCAAAGCTTCCTAAAACTGATTCACCCCCCTACTGTTCAATAAACAATTGCTATTCGCGTAAGCCAAGTCATTCTAACTTGTTATAATTATGAGCATCGTGCCTCCATGAATCCCATTACCCTATCACAGCAGCGCCTTAACACGCGCCTGTGACGCATTTTCGATTATGAGGTATAGGCTTTCCAGCTCAGAGGAGTTGAGCACCTTGAGCACTTCCAGTGCCTCAATCGCACCTTGCGCCCGCTCGCTGAGCAAATGCACCTGCAGGGGGTCGGTGCTGCGCTCAATGACCGACAGACGACACCGCAAAAGGTCAGAGACCTCGCGCGGCATGCTGATTCCGGCGAACGGATCATTTGCGTTACTGTAAAGGTCACTCATTCGTATATCACCCCGAACGGGCCACCCAAGGGGGCCGCCTCATAGACAAAGGTTGCGGCTTGTTGACTGGGCAACGCCCCGGCGCTGACCACTGCACCCAACCAAACTGTGAGCCGCGTCACCCTGCGCGCCTTCTGATGGGCTACTACCTGTAGGTTGTCCATTAATGAGCCTCCAGCGTATCGGTCGAGGTGCCCAGTACTTGCGGCGGTATCAGGGAATAGAGTGCGCAGGTCGCTCAGACGGCGCTCATAATAGGGTGTGACAGGTAACCGCATGGCTGGGGTCCTGTTACGACTCAGTGACCGGCGGAGGTTAACCAGTGGCCGAGGGTATAGCGTAAGGGGCTCTCCCATACAGAAAGCGCCCCCCGAAACTCTTGCAAAGTTTAGTGGTCTTTTTTACATATGCGGTGTTATTAACATTTACTCTCCCGTCAAATCCCCCAAACGCACCAACAAAAGCGGCTACAGAATACCAACCCACCCCTTCCTTTGTGGTGATGAAAGTGACAGCTAAGATAAGCCTCGACAGGGTTACATTACTCAAAAACCTACTACCGAGTTTTTAATATGAGCGTTCTAACAATTAAAGGGTGGTACAAAAATCGTATTAATGAAAAGCCTACCTCTCTGGGAAATATGCATGTTTATGTAAATAGCCCATTCCACCTGCGTCTTGAGCAAGCTTAAGAACACCTCCAGAAGACTCAGGCCCCCAAGGCCTATGCCCGTGTAGATATACACTCAATAGACTTGTAACTGCCTGAAGGGTGCAGCCCATTGTCCGACTGCCAAATGCGCCTTTATTTTCATCACGACCGCGGATGATGCCACATAGTTGGACACCGGACTGCATACGGGAGTCTGATGTATACAATTCCGATATTGATCAATCAGCTAGAACCTTAACAACTTGACGTGCCGTATTAGGATGTTTGGGTGCGACTCGAGTTAAGTCTATAGATAAACAGTAGCCAGCTTAGTGGTTTCGAAAGCGCGAAAAATGGATATTTTTCGTTTTATGAAGATAAAGAAGCGAGCTAAAATTGAACAAAATTGAACAATAATGGGCCTTAGGATGCGTTCACTAAAATCACCGACTGATGCAAAAATGTGGCTGCGAGCCAACGGAATAAGCATTTCAGATTTCGCTCGTCAAAATGACCTTGACCTCGCGACTACCTACCAGGTTTTATCTGGGGCGAAGAAAGGATATCGCGGGAAGGCCCACAAAGCGGCAGTCGCATTGGGCATTAAAGCTAACCCTCACGACTCCCCCCCCTGGTAGTCAATGTTTCTTAGTCATGACTGAGACTTCTATGGCGTAATCCTGGCAGGCCTGCAGCGCGATCAGTCCTTGGTCGCCGTCTCCGGTGATTCCGATAATTCGTTGAGCATGCGCTGGGTCAAGTCTGGCTCTACGGGCGCCATGAACCACGCCACAGGTGCGGGTGGTGGTTTGCATTGGGTCACAACCAGTTGCGGCGGCGTCGAGTTGGACTGACAGCCGCAGGTCAGCTGTAGCAAGGCGATCACGCAGGCGTGCTTGTTTGGTTTTCTCATCGGTCAGGGCTCGGTAATGGGATTGGTCACTGGCTGCCAGCCATTGCTCCAGGGCTAGGCGCTTGCCCTGCTCTGCCAGTAATTGCGCGGAGTTGGCGTTGGCCAGATTGGTGCGCTCGGTTTGGTGGGCAGCTTCCTTGGTGGCCAACTGCTGACCATAGGCGTTGGCCTGCCACTCCCATGCGGCCCACGCGCTGCCCGCCATCAGGGCCAGGATGATCAGCAGCACCCCGCCCCACCTCACCGCATCGATCTTCACGCCAACACCTTGAGCGCCCGGGCGTACAGCGCCTGCCGATCGGCCGCGCCGTTCTGGCCACCGTTGATGCGCTGGGTGATCTTGTCGAACTGGCCCGCGTCGGCCAGTGTGCTCAGGCCCTTGGTCGCCCAGAACCATGCTGCCGACATGCAGGCATGCTGTGGCTTCTCCAGCAGCCCGGGCTGCTTAATCAGGTCAAGGCCCAGCCCTTCGCCGCAGGCCATGTAGTTGGCCCGTCCGGTGATCTGAATCAGACCACGCCCCCGGTACTTGGCGCCGTCGCCGGCCACGGTGTTACCCAGGTCTTTACGGCCTTCGTATCGGGCTTGGGCGGCCGTTGGGCCCCAGATTTCCTTGACGTATTTGAGCTGGCCAGACTCATGGCCAATCTGCGCGATAAATGCGGCTACGCGCTTCGCCCCGACGATCTGGTAATGCCCCATCGCGGCGTTGAGTACTGGCACAAAAACGCCGGCAACTGGGCCGGCGTTGGGGAGGATCTGCAGCAGTTGTTGCGGGGTAATCGACATAAGTTGCCCTTACGAAAAAGCCCGAACAAGGCGGGCCGGGGGTGGGTTTGTGTGGGTTAGAGCTGGACGATTTTCAGGGTCTTCTCTGGCTTCTTGCCTTTGACCTTGGCCTTACCCTTCTTGCCGGCGTTGCACTCGATCGTCGTCGACCAGCCAGACTGGGTGAATACCTGCTCCCGGGAGTCCACCAGATACTCGCCATCGAGCCCGTTCTTGAACCCCTGTGCGTTGATCATCCGCTCTGCGAACAGATCAGAACGCCCGGGCATTTCCAGCCGCACACCTGCAGTCGAGCGATTGAATGCGGCCAAGCGCGCCTTGGCGGCCTGTTCGGCGGCGGTCTTGTTCGGATGGATATGCCGATCGGTATGCACCGGCGGCAGGCCGTCCGGGGCGTCGTCGTTGTTCAGATTCACCACCGCCAGTTTGCCGGTGGCCTTGTCCTGATACTTGGTGCTGACGGCCTTGTGGGTCGAGCGATCGCCCAGCCGAAAGCTGTAGCGGCTGACGTCCGTTTTGTTGATGGTGACGACGCCCAGTGTCTTGCCGCTGGCCGTGACACCGCCCTGACGCGGCATGACGATCAGCTTGCCGTCCGCGACCTTGGCCGTGCAGTCGTGCTGCCGGGCCAGCCGGGTAATGAAATTGAAGTCTGATTCCCCCAACTGGTCAGCCCGAGGCACGATCGTGGCCACCGTGCAGGCCGGCTCCCAGCCGTTACGCCGCGCCACGCCGCTGACGATGGTGGCCAGGGTGTCGCCCTCCCAGCTACCGTTACGGGTGGTCTTGCCGCTGCCGCGCATGTCGCTGGCCTTGCCGCGTATCACCAGCGTGTCCGGCGGGCCGGAGACTTCGACCTCATCGACCACATAGCGGCCCTCCCGGGACAAGGTCGACCCGGCATAGCCCAGATAGATTTCGATGCTGGCACCGCGAGACGGCAACGTCACGGCGCTGTCGCGGTCGTCAATGCGCAACTCAAACTCGTCAGACTCCATCCCGGGCTTGTCCGAGGTGCGCAGCAGCAACAGCCGGTCGTTGATCATGCGGGTGATATCGCTGCCATCGGCAACGATGCGAAAAACGGGCGTCATTATTCTGCTCCAACAAAAAGCCCCGCACTAGGCGGGGCTCGGGGGTTATCACATGAGATTTCCAAACCAGTGGTCAGGCGTTGCGCTTTAGAAAAAACTCTCTGTCGAAGCCTTCAACAATCGGCATAGCAGCACGCAATCGTCGGTCGCCCTCTACGCTAAGCGACACCAGATTTGCGCGATGATCTTGCGGGTTCACTTGCTTTTCAATAAGCCCGTCCTTATCCAGGCGGGATATGATTTGCGAAATATGCATGCGATCCATACCGGTAAAAGTGGCGATTCCATGCTGAGTCGCCTGCTCGCCCTCTCTAGTCAGCCAGCCACTTACAGCCAGGATAGCGAACTGTGGCTGGGTAAGCCCCAAGGGTTTCAAGCGGACATTAAGTTGACGCTGCCAGTCCAAAAAGTCGCGCCAGAGCCTGAATCCAGGGCTTTCGCTTGGCCCCGCGAATGCAGAACCACTCCAGTTCTCCTCGACGCTGTCCTTGTTCACACTCATAGGGAACTTGCCAGGGCTTCACTAGACTTCTTAAGCCCCTGCATCGTCTTGGGTAACGATGCCTGGATGGATCTACCTATCAGGTATCGAAAGAGAAAGCTCAATGGCCCGGAGAATTCAACCCAATGGGTAGCTACAGTGCCCCCCTCTTTTTCCGTGAGTAGGTGCCCGAATTCCATGCGGCATAACGGCAAACGGCTTTGCGCCGAAAACGACTTCTCTTCGGTCATTTCGACAATCTGGATGCCGGCCTTGGGCCCTGCCCTTGGCTTAAGCCAACCTTTGGCTCCCAACTTAAGACCGCTAGGCAAGCTTGCACTACTCACTTCTGGGTCCCAGTCAGCCCACCGTGCCGCATCCCTATACAAGCGGAACACTTGCGCGGGGGTCGATCTGATTTCAATAGACTCTTTAATTTCCATGGCCTTTGCCTCGCGTCTGTAGTGTCAAAATAATTGTAAATGTATTTACAATCTAAAACCACACACCAAGGGCAGCTCATAAAAATCGCTACTACTCGATCGTCTCAGAACTCAGCTCCAGAGTTGGACTCCCTGCTCATCACTGGCCTGCGCCAAGTCCGGCAGCACGATCAGCACACCGCCGCGATACGGCTCAGGCTCGACGGCCAGCCCGGGGTTGGCCTCCAGCACCGCCTCCACGCTGCCGTTGAGGTGGCCATAGGCGTTGTGGCAGATGGTGTAGAGCTTGTCGCCTTCAAGCGTTCTGCAGGTCTTCGCCATAACGGACAAACTCCAGACTAAAGCCCTGCTTGCGGGGGATTCCGCCCTGCAGGAACGCGCTCTGATCCTCGGTGATCGAGGTCAGGCACCAATCTCCCAGGACGTAGCCATAGCCCGTGGTCAGGCCCAGCGGCACCAACATCCCGCCGATGCTGCGCAGGGTGTCCAGTTGCTTGAGGCCGCCCCGGTGCCCGGGAAAGATCGAACCTTTGAGGGTGATTTTGTCGTCACCCATGCCCACCGCCTGCTGTGCCGGCCGACGCATCAGGCGCTCTTGCGAGGCCCAGCGAAAGCCGCTCTGGCGGTTCAGTTCTTCAAAGGCCGCCGTGTCCAGGTTGAAGTAGTACGGCGGCGCTTCGTGCTTGTGCGGCTGCAGGATCAGCAAGTGAGGGAACGGCTTCACCGCTTCCACCGCCGGCGTGGTATCAGTCGCAAAAATGCTGGTCGGCAGGATGTTGCCCAGTGCGGGATTGATCTTGCCGGCAATCTGGTTGATCGCGTTCTTGGCCCGGGTGGTCTGTTCGCCCAGCACCTCCAGCCGCTGCTCGATCTGCGAGGCGGCACGGGCGGCTTGGTTGTAGACCGCGACCACCGCGCCCACCTTGGCCTGTGCCGCGCTGATACCGCGCATGACCCGCTGCAGCTTTTCCCCGACCATTGGCCCAATGACCGGCAGGGTCTCCAGCTCGGAGGCCGCGCCGGTCATTTCACTGATTGCGCCGTTGACCGGCCCCATCATGCCGTCAAGGTTGCGCCGCCCTGCCTCCCCGGCTGTGGCCAAGTAGCTGACCGTGCTTTGCATCTGCTCCATATAGGGCATATCACCTCCTTACCCGGTGTGTGGGGCGTCGTATAACTTGCGGTCATTGGCCCGGCGGGCGTTGTCTTCCATCTGCCGGGCGAAGTCATTCAACTGGCCCTGCATCATGGGTTGTAATTGACGCATCAGGTCGGCCGGGTCTTTCACATCACCCTGCACCGTTATGGGCATATGCGGGGCAAAGGTGAACGTTTGATCAACCGGCGCCGGCTTGGTCTCCGACTTGAGCATCAGCGGCGACGGGGCTTGCGGGCTGCCCGCCTTAGCGCTCATCGAGCGCACTACATCACCCGGCTCTGCATCGTTGCCGAACAGCGATTTGGCAAACGATGTTTTGCCGAACATACCGCCCACGGTATCGCCGCCCATGCCCCCCAGAAACGCGCCGACCAGACCGCCCACTGCCGTGCCAATGATCGGCACCACCGAGCCGATCGCGGCGCCGGCTGCAGCACCGGCCACCGAGCCCGCCAAGCCGCCTGCAGCACCACCATAGCCCTCGGCCTTTTCTTCGGCGGTCTTGGCCGTGGTGTAGGTGTCAAAGGCCTTGATGCCGGCCTCTAACACCGAACCGGCCGGTAAGGCTTTACCCATCCTGTCTACCGCACCGATCAGGCGCGTACCAAAGCGCGGCGGAACCGGCGGGGGTGGCGGAACCGGCGGACGGGGCGGACCCCGGCGCCGCGATCGGCGACCGCCACGACCGCCACCACCCGGGCCACCGCCGCCGATTTCCCGGGCGTTGACCACAAAGACCTTTTGCGTGTGCTCTGGGCCGCCCTCGTCGCCCCCGCCCTTGGCCTCCCGGATCACATCGAGCAGCTTCAGACCTGTTTCTACCGGGTCCAGCTTGGTATCTGCAGCGCCTTCACCCTCTCCCCCGTCATCCTTGCGGCCCATCAGCGCGTTGAGGCCTGCCGAGACCAGCGACTTGACCGCGTCCCCCTTGCCGTCCCCGTCATCGTCACCGCCGCCCAGAGCATCCTTGGCGTTGGTCACAAATACCGACTGCACACCGGCGCGGCCTGCACCGCCCCCGCCGCCCAATCCGCCCCGGGCAAGATTGAGCAAGCCCCGGCCGATCTTGAGCGCGCCCAGCAGACTGGTGACAACGCTCGCCCCGGTGGCCAGCGCCGTCAGACCCATCACCAGCTTGGGCGACTCATCCGACAGTTTGGTGATGCCCTTGACCACCGTTGTCAGCCCGGTGGCCACCGCATCCGTGACCGGCCGAATGGCGTCACCCACGCTGCGCATGGCGTCGTTGCCCGCCTGAAACATCTCGGCCCATTTTTGAGACGAGGTGTCGCGGCGCTCAGCCAGGTTCTTGTCGAGGATGCCCGAGGCGCTGGCCGCATCGTTTTTAAGCTGCTCGTAAAGCGCCTTGTTCTGCACATAGGCCGTCAGCGCTGACTTGACCTGCATGTCCGCAAAGATATCGCCGGTGCGCAGGGCCTGCTCCAGGCTACTAAGCATGGCCTTGGCTTTTTCCGGGTCGGCTTCCTTGCTGATCTGGGCCGTGGCCTCGGCCATTTTGGCGGCTTTCTTCGGGTCGGTGGCTTCGATGTAACGCTTGGCCAGCGCAAAGCTCGCCTCCAGCGTGGACTGGCCACCTTGAATACCGGTGTTGAGGGAACCCTGATAATCAATGCCAGCCTTGCTGTACGCCTTGACCACCTCCCCGGAACCGATTTTTTCAATCCAGTTCTTGAGGTTGTTGGCCGCCTCGTCAGCCGTGCCGGCGGTTTTCATTTGCACCTGCAGCATCGAGCCCAGTTGCGTCACGGCGTCCATGCCGGTGATGCCCTGTTTCTGCATGCCTGCCAGCAGTTGCGGGAACCAGCGCGCCATGTCGCTGGCTTCAAAGCTGCCCGCCTGACCTTGGAAAGCCACTGCCTCCAGAGCCTTTTCCAGCACCTTGGGGTCGGTGATGTTGGCGTTACTCTGCAGCGCCTGAATCATCTTCGCCGTATCGACGCCGCTGGAGCCCTGACCCACGACGAACTTGGCCGCCACCGGCGCAAATTCCATCGCCTGCTTCAGCTCCATACCGGCGCCGACCAACTCATTGACCACATCGGCCACTTCGTTGCGGCCCATGCCGATATCGTTCGACGTCGCGATGATGCTGCGCGACATATCGGCCTCTTGCGCCGATCGGGCCACCCCGGCCTTGATCGCAATGTCCCGGATAATCGCCTGATAATCGGCACTGACCTTGGCCGTAACGGCCACCATGCCGGTGGCTACTACCCCCCGCGCCACACCGGCGCGTACCTGCTGCTTGCCCTGATCGATCTGGCCAAAGCCTTTGGCCTTCAGTTCGGCGCTGCGCCCGGCACGCCCCAGGCGGTCGTACTCCTTGGCCAGCCGGCTGACCTCAACGCCTTCTTGACGCAACACACCAAGGTTTTTTTCCAGCCGCTTGCCTAACGCAGTGGCGCCCCTGTCACCTGCAGCGTGTGCCTTAACCCATTCATCACGCAGGCGCATGGTTTCGCCAATGGTGCTCTGCAGTACCCGGGCTTTTTTGCCCTGCTCAGTGAGCTTTTTGACGCGGCTTTCAACGTCTTTAAAAGCAGCGCCCACGGTCGAGCTGACGGCCCCGCCGATCACCAGACCGAGCGCCATTTTGTTTGCCATAGGAATGCCCTGTTACGCGTAACGGAGGGGGTGGCTCAATCCGTGAGCCACCACAGCATGCGGTTAAACGGCATGGCCTCGATCTCACTGGCCGAGAAGTGAAACTCCCGGGCCAGATGCTTGGCCGCCGCTTTAATCGTTGTAGGGGTAAGGTTCATCATCTTCGACCAAGCGAAAATAGCCGGCCTGCAAGCGGTTGTAGTCCACCACTGTCATGCCAGCGATATCCTTGTCTCCCGCCTCAGTCAGGGATGCGAACAGAATCAGCTCGCGTCTCTCGGCGTCACCGCCGGACTGGACGGTGGCCTGCTGCACGTCCCTGACGGTGGGTGCGCGCAGGCTGACCCGGTTAACCTTGATCTGGTTGATTTCGACTGCTTTGCGCAAGGTGATGGTGGCGCCCTCTTCAGTCAGTTCCAGCCAGCTCGGCAGTTTTTGGGTAGTGGTCATGGTCATTGCTCCTTAAAGGCCCAGGGCGTTACGCACATCAGCGAGTTGGTCCACGCCATCAATGACGCGCACGCAGTTGATCGGATCGATTTCAAACATCACACGCCCGTCGATTTCGAGCTTGTAGTAGGTGACGTCCACGGCGTACTTGAACTCGGCCTTGGAACCGGCCGACCACTCGCCCGGGTCGACTTCACGCAGGCCGCCACGCAAGGTGGCCACCACGCCGGTGGTCGCGCCTTTCTGGCCCTTGAAGGCACCGCGAAACGACGCGTTGAAACCGGTCTGGTCAAAGGCGCCGAAGTACTTCAGCACCTCACGGCGCACGCCGTTGGTGGCAAAGCTGGCCTCCAGCTTCTCCAGGCCCATGTCCATCGCCACCGAGGCGTCCATACCGCCGCCGCGATATTCCTCGGTTTTTACCGTAACCTTGGGCAGGCTCAGGCTCGGGACGTCGCCCTGCAGGCTTTGGCCACCGATAAACATGTTGGTGTTAAACAGGGTTTGCGGAATCATTGAACGCCTCCTTAGGCTTCCAGAACTTCGGTCAGCCACTGGTTAGTGACTTCAACTTGGAAAATCGGGTTTTCCGCCGGCGGAACATCGGTAAAGCGGATGGTCCAGTACACCTTGCCCTGCTCGATCTGCGTGGCCGTGGTCTTCTCAAGGTCGGGGTAGACCTCAAAGTTGATCACCGCGCCCTGCGCCTTCAGGTCACGCATAAACGCGTTGATCGTCTCAGTGACGTCCTTGACGTAAGTCTTGGTAATGCCCCGATCGACCGCCCATTTCATGCCCGTCTGAATGGCTTCCATGACCATGTCGGTGGTACGCACGCGGGTGACAAAGGCCCACTTGGCATCACTCGACAGCGTGCGGTTGCCCCACAGGCGGTAGCCGCCGTCTCGGATGATGGTGGTGATATTGGCGCCGTTGAGCAGGTTGGCGCGGCAGGTCTTGTCGCCGTCCAGGTACTCGACCGGGCGCACCGTGCCGGTGATGCCGACAATTTCCTTGTTCGACGGCGACGACCAGAAACCAAAGCGCGAATCGGTCTGCGCGAACAGACCTGCAGCGATCGCAGAACCCGGCACCGACACGTCACCGTTGAGCGTTGTGCTCCACTGCTTGACCGCCGGATCAACCATATACAGGCGCTTGGAACCGAACTTTTCGGCGTAGGCAGTTGCGGCCTCATCGGTGGTGTTTGGCCCGTCGATGATGCCGATGGCTTTCAGCTTGCCGACCAGCACGTCCATCGCGGTGGCCACTGCTTCCGTGGCGCTATGCTTGGGCGCAATAATCAGCCGCGGTTGCAGGTTGAACAGGCTCTTGCCGTCCAGCAGCGCCTGCAGGCCGGTACGCGTGCCATCAGCCGAGACGCCGCCAATCACCGCACTGGTGAGCACGGCCGTCTCGGTATCCGCCGGTACGCCCACCGCCACGATCGCGGCGGCCGACTGGTTGAAAATAGCCTTGCAGGCCCGGGTAATGGCCGAGTCGGCACCGAACGCGGCCACCGCTTCGCTCTCGCGGGTCAGCAGGGTGGGCACGTTGGACGCCGCCAGACCCAACCCCGGGGTGAAGGTGTCGACAATGCCAATGATCGAAGACGAGGGCAGCGCGATGGTGCGGGTGCCGGTCTCAACCAGCGACACGGTGATGCCGTGAAAGAAGTCGGTAAGACTCATGATGTTCTCCATAGAAACGAAAAAACCGCCCTGTAGGCGGTTGCGGTATTGCGTTGAAACCTGTGTTTACATCGGGGTGACGCGATACCCGACGGCAATCCAGCGCACACCGAAGTTCTGCGTCTGCGCTAACCACTCGCAGAAACTCGCGGTAAAACCACTGACGGAAATGGAAGACTCCACCACCGACACGCTGATGGTCGAGGCATAGGTGTTTGCGCCGTAGTACTCGGTAATCACCGGAACCACGATAAAGGGCGGCGTATCGAAGCCGTAAGCAAAGGCGAACTTGCGGGTCTGCACCGGCCCGGGCTGATCGCCAATGTGCGTGTTGCCCCACTGCACAAATAAACCCGTGTCCTTGTCCCACCAGAATCCTGCCGGGTTGTGAAACAGGCTCGACGGCACACCCGCGCCGATTCCTGCCCGGGCTTCGGCCGGGGTGCTGCCGCCAGTCCCCCCGCGTACCACCGGCACAATACCGCTGACCAACTTGCCGGCATCCAGCGCGGCCAAGGCCAGATTAATGTTGAGGTCGCCACTGCCGTCGAACCAGCCCTGCCCCGTAGCGGCGCCGCTGAAGGTCAACGTCCGGCCGGTCTGCAGCTTGGTCGCGGTACCGGCGTTGGCCGAAGTCGGCCGACTCAAGGTGCCGCTGGTGATCTTGCCGGCATCCAGCGCCGGAATATCCCCCTGAACCAGCGATTGCGCGCCAGTCACAAGCCCCTTGGCGTTGACCGTGACCTTGCTGTAAGTCCCCGCCGGCACGCCTGAATCGGCCAGGGTCATCGGGATATTGATATCGCCGCTGCCGTCGAAAAAGCCCTGCCCCGTCACCGCGCCGCTGTAGTTCAGAAACCGGCCGGCATACAGCTTATTTGCCGAGCTGGCATTGCCCTTGCCGATTTCTTCACGCACGGTCGACAGGGTTGCCGTGACCAGCGTCGGGTCATCCTGAATGGTGATATTGGCCGTGCTGCTGACCAGAATCTGCAGGCGGATGCCTTGTGTCCGCCCGGTGCCCTGAGCCAGTGTCGGCTTGTAGGTGGGCGGGTAGCTGGCCACCGCCACCAGTGCGCCGGTGGAGTCATACAGCCCGACCTCACGCACCCACCAGCCGCCGATATCGGAGGGCAGGATCAGTTCGGCGCTGATCACCGGCCGGTCGCCGCGCACCGTGAGGCGGTTGAGCTTGAGGCGCACGTTTTCGTTGATCAGCTTTTTCTGCAGCTTGGACGGGATCGGCGTAACGCCGTTACCGTCACCGACGCCCATATGCGTGATGTTCCAGGGCGTGCCGCTGGCGATCGCCTTGGCCTGCTGCGCCGCGCCAACATCCGTCAGCATGGCGATATACAACGTGTTTTGCTCTGCCATGAATGTGCCTAATTGAGTGAGTTACAGCGGCATGGAAGCGCCGTAGATGTTCGTCCCGGGGCCAAGGTTGCGGTACAGGATGTACAGGCCCAGGCCGCGCAGAATCTCCCCAGCCCAAAAGCCGAAGAACATGCCGTTATCCGTGCCCAGTCGCACCGCCGGCGACCAGCAGCCGTTCATGGGCTGGCCCGGCACTGGCGTGACCACATAGTGGGTTTGCAGCTCGGTCACACAGGCCTCGATCAAACCGTCTAGCCCCGCCACCTGACTGCCCGCTAACCCCGCCAGACAGGCACCGGCCAGCCACAGCCCGGTCATATGGCCGGTGAAGTCATCCGCCATCGGCTTGGCCGTGCCGGTCATGGGAAAGTCCGTGGGCAGGATGCCGCCCGAGGCTTTAACAAACTGGACCAGCCAGCTCAGCCAGTTTTCCGCGTAGGCCTTGAGCTTTGTCGGCACCGCTTTGCCTTGGCTGGCCAGCTCGTACCACGCCCGACACGCGCCCATCATTGCCCGGGGCTGGTAGCCGCTCCACGCCGTGCCGTTGCCCCAGTGGTACATCGTCCAGGTATCCGGCTTGCCGTACTTGTAGTTATCCCAGCGGTTCCACACATAGGCCGATGCGCCCGGGCCCAACTGGCCGAACTTCTGCGCGTACCACTGCTGCGAGTCGTACAGAAACTCGACCATCTGATTGAGCCGGGGCCCGTATTCATTGAGCGGGTCGATGCAGTAAATCAGCGGGTACTGATAACCCGGGTACGGCATGCCGTGCCATGCGCCGATCTGGTCGGTGCCCTCGGCGTAGATATTGGAAAACGGGATCACCCCGGGGCAGTACGCCAACGAATCGTCACGGTACTGCAGGATGGTGCAATCCCCCACCAGCGCCCGGAACTTGGCCTGCCCCTTGACCGTCAGCCGATAGTTCAGGGTGTAGCCATCCTCGGCCGCAAAGGCCGGGGGCACGTCATTGATGCAGTAATACGAGAACGTCAGATTGGTGTCTGAGCTGTCATCCATCAGGATTGAAAAGCCTTCGACCTCGTTGTATACCGGTGCCGCCGGCTCGGGACGATCTGCCGCCCCGGGCTGGTAGCCCGACAGCGTGGCGTCCTCGGGCCGGATCACCAACGTGACCCAGGCACCCGCCGTTGCCGGCAACATCCACCACCACCGCCACCCGTCAGCATCGACAATGCGCAGATTGAAATTACCGTCAGCGCGGTAGGTGATGCTCTGCAGCGGCGCCTTTCCGGTCGGCAACAACCAGTGTCCGACGTTGTACCAGCCGTCATCGGTGGGGAAAAGCGAGCTGACCACGTTGCCGCCGCGCCCTTCAAAAATCCCCGGCTCGTAGCCTTCCTCAGACACGATATCGTCCGAGTGCGAAACCGCCCGCAGGTCGGCCATGATGTACTCAGAGCCGTCATCCTTGCTCAGCCGGGTAAAGCTGCTCAGCGGGATATCGTGCGCGACCACTTCGATGTTGGACACCGACTTGGGCAGCGCACAGCTGTACTTGATCCCACTGCCCTCGACCTTGCTGGGCGACACCACCAGCTCGACCTTGGCATTGAGCGGCGCATTGAAGGTGTCCACGCCGCCGTAACAGGTGCGCACCAGTGAGTCCTTGCTGATCCGAAACCACACCGCCTGCTGCTCCAGGGACACTTGCGCCGCCTCGGCGCAATCCACGGTGATGTAACCCATTGAGTCGCGGTTGATCACCGGATCTGCATCGCTCGGATAACTGAACTGGTAGGCAATGCCGTCCGTGTAGGGCGTCAGCTCGGTGCGGCTTTGCCGGAAAAAGCGGTCGCTAGAGTCAATCTGCGTGTACTCATGGGCGGTAAAGCGGCACGCATCCATCGCCTTCTTGTAGCGGCTCTCGCCGGTGATCCGCCAGAGCATGTAACAGGCGTCCATGTACCACTGTTCACCATCGGCCGCGTTGCCCATCTGGTTGACGCTGCCCAGCAACGGCACATGCAACGGCCGGTTGTGCTGTACCGCGTTACGCGGGATCAGGTAGCCACCGTGCTCCACCGGCTGACGGGTGGCGTAGTTCAGCTTGTGCTCCCCGTTAACCGCCGTACTTTTGAGCTGGACCTGCCCGCGTTCTTCCAGCGGGTGGCCTTCGGAAAGCACGTCACCATCGGCGTTAATCTTTTGCCCGGTCCACGCGATGATCCAGTCCACATCGAACTGGCTGCCCGTCTTGTCCCAGTCAATCGAGCCGTCTTCCTTGACCGCCTGCACCGTGGCGTTGATCGCCTCCCAGGCCAATGCGCCGTCAAAGGCAAAGGTCGCCTTGTCCAGATACTCGCCCCAGTGCGGCGCCCCGTGGGGAATCGACAGCGCGCCGCTGGTGAACTCAAACGGCACGCCCTTGAACCCGCTGTGAGTGGGCTCGGCAGCATCAATCGGCCAGTTGGCCAGCACCGGCTCTTTGGAATTGACGATCCAGTTGGCAATGCGCCGCTGTGCCGTGTCAGGGATTGGCTGGCCCGCGTAGAAATACGCCTCGTAAGCCTCCCAGTGCCACACCGCCGCGTCCAGATAGCGCTGATCCTTGGTCGCCAGATAGGCATGCGCGTAACCGAGGATATGCAGCGCCTGCCCCTCGGTGGTGCCGTCGCCGTTGGGCTGGTACTCCATTTGCGAATGCGCGATAAAGTGCCGGTTGTTGGCCAGCACGCCCTGCAGGTTCTGCGCGTAGTGCTGCAGCGTGGCGTCGTTGGTGTCGCCGGTGCTGCGCTTGAGAAAACGGTGATGGCCTTCAATCATGCTTAGCGCATTGTTCAGGCCGGTTTTGTTACTGGCCGGGAGGCGACTGTTAAGCGGGGACGGAAACATCGAACCAACTCCCATCAGAAATGCCCAGCCAGCCGTTATCGTCTGAGATAAACGTCAGCAGATCCGCCGTGCCCGCCTCGTAGGCCAGCACTGGCGGGCGCTTGCTTGACCAGTGAACGCTGGCCGGAAACGTGACCTTATTCGCCCCGGTGCCCTGACGCAGGCGCACGGTAAACGACCATGTGTAGCCCGCCGGCACATCGGTATTGAGAAACGTGAGCAGGCATTGCGGCTTATCCAACGTCACGTCGAAGAACGACACGCCGTTGGTGTAGGCCACGTCCAGAGCCAGCGCGGCGCCTGCGGACTGGATCGTTTTCTTACGCGGCAACAACAGGCCGCCAGTCAAGTCGGTGATCATCTTGGCCAGTGCCAGGAGCGTGGGCGACGGCCCGGAAGCGGTCTCGACAACCATGTCCGCCGGCAGGTGAACAATGTCATGGGCCGTTTGCGCTGCTGTTTCCATCAGCTCGATAGCCGCCCGTTGGCGGTCAGACATTTCGCTCATGTAACCCTCATCAGGCCCGGTAAGGCGAAGTTGGAGAAGTAATAGAGGTCGTTGGCCGACAGCTCCAGATTGATCAGGTCGAGGTCGTCCGACCACAGTTCAGGTGATGAAATAGTGACCTCGTCACCCGAAGAAATACCGGCGCCGATGTAGTAGGTGCCGTCCGGACTAAAGGTGATGCTCAGGCCCACCAGATGCCGGCTGACCGGCTTGGTGTCGTTGATCATCCGTTCCAGCTCGGCAATGGCCGTGTCACTCAGGCCACTGTCGAACAGGGCCAGACTCATGGTGAACGTGCCCGGTTCGCCCATCGGCTCCAGTTCGTGCCACTCGGTGATATCCAGAATGTCCGCGAACGGCTCGACCACCCGGCGCAGTGCGCCCACGGTGCCCTTGCGCTTGTGGACTTCAAACGCATCCTTGACCACCTTGCGCTTGATCGTCTCGGACCATTCCGGGTCCCAACGATCGACACTGCGCTGGATAGCCAGCCACGGCAGCAGTGCCGCCGGGCAGTTCTCGACCGAGTGGACTTGGCGCAGTATGTTGGCCAGCTCGACGTCACCCGTCGAAAGCTGGGCAAGCGCCTCTTCCAGCGACACACGATTGCTCGGCAACAGGCTGGAATCACTCATCAGTGCCACCGATTACCACGCTGGCCTTGATGCAGTTGGCCGCTTGCGTATCCAGCACCACCACATCCGCCGCCGGGTGTATCAGCTCGACCCGCTGCACCCGGGACACATGCAGCGCGGCATGGATGGCCGATTTGCGGATATCCCGCCCCAGACGGCGCTGCGTGTTCACATAGCGCTCCAGCGAGGCGTTGGCCTCGGCCAGACTCAGCTCCATTTCCGGGCCCGGGTACAGGTACAGCACCGCCTCAATCTTGTAGTCGACCAGCTCGGCCGACCGCACGAGAAGGCGATCACCCACGGGGCGCACGTCCTCATCACTGAGCGCGACCCGCACCTTTTCCAGCAAGTCCGCCGGGGCCTTGCCATCACCCAGGCGGCTCAGGATGCTGACCAGCACCGTGGCCGGGCTCGGACTGCTGGCCCGGGCATCCGCCACTCGGCCATCCGCCGACAGCGCATGAAACACATAAGCATCCCGGGGCCCAGCAATCGACATACCCTCAAAGGCCAGCAACGTGCGCTCGACCAGAGAATCGTCCGACTCGTACTGCGCCTCGATCGGCGGCACGGCAGCGGGATCAGCCTCGACCACGGTCAGGCGCTTTACGTTGTAGTTGGCCGCCAGATGGTCCACGTCACTGCCCCGGGCAAACGCCAACAGCAGCGCCTTGGCCGCGTCATTGATCCGTGCCCGTTCCATCATCTTGTCGTAGGCGCGCTTTTCCAGCAGCTTGACCACCGGCTCAGACTCAATCGGTGCCGACCAGTTGTTGCCCATCAAGGCGCGAAAATCGGTCAGCGCCTCTTGATACAGCGCCTCAAAATCCAGCGGTTCCAGCACGATCGGCGCCGGCAAGCGGGACAGGTCCAGAGTACTCATACGGTCACATCCAATAGCTTGCTGTCGCCCAGAAAGGTGCCCGACAGGCGAAAGGTGATACGCCCGCTCAGCACGGACACGACTTGAACCCGGGTCAGCTCCAGACGCGGCTCCCAGCGTTTCAGGGCGCGGGCTGCTTCGGCCTGTACGGCGCTTTTCCAGCCCTCGGAAACGGGTAAGTCGACAAAGCGGCGGATTGAGCTGCCGTACTCGGGACGCATCAACCGCGACCCCAGAGGCGTGGTCAAAATGTCTTCAATGGACTGCAGCAGGTGATCAAGGCCCGAGATAGGCTGCCCGGTGTGGCGGTCCATTCCGATCATGGGGCTACTCCGGTAAACGCTCTAAATCAGGGTGAGCATCGAGAAAGGCCTGCGCTTGGACGTCCGGCGCTTTGATGTGATGTTGGCTGACATTCAATAAACGCCCACCGGGCATCACCAACGTGCGAGAAATAAAGGCCCGGTCGCGGTAAACGACCGGGGTAAAAGGCTTGTCGAGCGAGACGGGTTTGCTCGTCATCGTTTTCTCCAGGCAAAAAAATACCCGCGATATGCGGGTTAAAGGATAACGACCAAAAATCTATGGTCAGAACCGATTGCTTTCGTGCTGTTCACTCTCTCAAACGCGCAAATCAGCCAGGCGGTTGAGCTGCGTTTTGTCTTCTACACTCTTTTTCGGTCAGCTTTTGGACAAGCCTATAAAGGCCAAATATAAAAGGGAGTAACGATGATGGTTCGCAGAATTTTGGCCGTTGCGGCATTGGTACTGTTAGCCGGTTGCGCTACCAACAGGGCAGAAGTGGATGTTTTGCCGCCCGGCAAGACTCAGACACCTGCCCCCAGCAATGGCAAGAAGGTTTATATCAGCGCAGTTGATGATCGAGTTTTTCAGATCAAACCTACCAGCTTCGACATGCCTTCACTGAAGTACGACGAGATCGACGACAAGTCGATTACCGAGCGGGCGATTGCTCGTAAACGCAATAACTACAATATGGCCATCGGCGACGTGCTGCTGCCCAAGGGCCGTACCGTTTCAGAGCTGGTAGGTGATGCCGTAGCCAGCGCTTATCAGCAAGCAGGCTATGAGGTGGTTAGCGCTCCTGGTGCCCCTGATGTCCGTGAAGTCAAAGTACAAATCATTGAATTCTGGTCATGGTCCATGACGGAGGGGGTGCTCGACAAAGTACTGCGCAACAAGTCGTTTCTTCAGATAAAAGCGCTTGGTATGCCTGAACACACCTTGAAAACGCTGGTCAGCGAAAATGTGAAAGTGACCACTGATACCGACTGGAAGACCATCACCGAAGCCGGACTAGAAGCCATTACCCAGGAAACCCTGAAGCAGCTTTAAGGGGCTCCTGAGCACCACAGTTCAGTGACCGTCTATTTCAAGTACCAGCCCCTCGGTTGGTTATTGATGTATTCGGTCACTCAATGTTTGTGGTTAGCCGTGTTGCCACTGGTGTCGATGATTGCCCCGCCACCGTTGATATCCCCCGTGACGCGCAGCCCGCCGTTGACCAGCACTTCACCGTAGATCGTGACGTCACCATCGAGCGCGATCGCCCCGGACGTGACCACCACGGCATTGTCTGTGACAGTTGCAGATGAACTGCCGACCTTGATATCCACCGAGCCAGTCGTCAGGACAATGCTGTAACTGTGGGCCTGCCAGTCGTAAGTCAGCGACCCGCCATCGTCGAACAGCCAGCGCTCAACGTGATCGCGGTTATCAGGGGCAGACCCGGCATCGCCAAACAAGCCCGGCACAAAGGTGCCTTGCGACACGTCACCGCTTGGGCTGAGCAATGCGCCCTGCTCGCCCATGCTGGGCACCCGCCAATGCTTTGCCTTGCCCGCCGCCTGACTGTGCCAGCGCACCCAGGCACTGATCCATTCGCCATCCGACACCCGACACATGGGCGGCCTGACCGTCAGATCCAGAGCAACCACATAGCAGCTCTTGACCACCCCGGCGATCATGCGATCGTGCTCGGCAAGGGCGTGGTTCACGGGTCGACCTCACCGCCCACGCTGAACACCAGCGAGCCGGGCGGCTCGTCGGGCCAGGGCCATTCCGTTTCACCCAAGTAAATGGTCTGGGTCCACTCCACCAGCCACACGGTGTAGCCATCCAGCTCCGGGCGGGTCCAGTCCTGGGTTGAACGCTTGAACTCCGCAGGCTCAACTGCCAGACCCCACGTCTGGGTGCGTAACAGCACCGCCAGTTGCGTGGCCAGGTGAATGGCCTGCTGGTAGTGCCCGGCGCGGATCACGTCAACAATCACCCGTGCTTCAAAGGTGACGCTCAGCGTGCTTTCCCCGGTACCGATATCGGTACCCGGCTCGATCTCGGCGATATCAAGAAACACTGCCGGCAGCGGGATATGCTGTTTGATATCTGGCCAGAAGCTGACCAGTTGAATACCGCCCAGCGATTGCTGCAGGTGCTGTTCGATCGTTTGATACAACAGGTCGAGGCTAAACGGCTGTTCAGACACGGCGCATCCCCTTCAGGTATTTCTGCAGTTCAAAATTCATTTCTTGCCGGAGGATCTGCAGCAGGCGCTGGTCGGCTTTACGGCTCCAGGCTTCAAAATGTGGCCGTACTGAATCCAATGAGATTTTGGCCTTCGCCAACGGGAAGCGGTCGCTGTTTTCCCCGACAAAGCCGGAGCTGGCCCCGGTCTGCGAAGTGACTTCGCTGTCGGGGTAGTCAGCTCGGTCAAAGTGTTTACTGGCGGTACGAATCCAGATATCAGCCTGGTTGCCGTACACTTTTTTGAAGAAGGCGCCGCGATAACGCCGACTGCCTACCGACACACCAGCCTTGGTCTGCCGAGGCCGCCCTGCCCGGCTGGCCTCCAGCGGGTTGATGCCAAACCAGAGCTTGCCGCGCATCGCACCGCCCGCGATCGGGTAACTGCGCAAACGCTGCCGCACCGCCTTGACCGCGATCCGCTCCTGCTTGCCCACGGCCCGGGCGATATGGGTAGCAAGCCAGCCCAGGGTTTTGTTGATCGCGCGGCGTTGCGCGTTGGCAGCTGCCTTGGGCACCAACGTGGCCAAGTCCGCAAATGCCTTCATATCCTCGGCCGAGACCTGAATATTGAACATCCCGCTACTGGCTCTGTTTTCACTGAAGCTGCCAATGCTCATGGGCGTTTCCTCAAGATCAGCGACACCAATCCGTCGCCGCCGGGTTCCAGCTGCAGCAGGTCGTAGTCACCACCACCGTCCAATCCGGGCAGGTCGATCGTGACCAGCATCCCTTGGCTTAGGCCATCCGAGTCCGCGACCCGCACAATAAAGTGCGGCTCACGAAGGCCGGTATTGAGACGGCCAATCTGCGGCTGTTTCCAGGGTGCCGAGAACATCCCCAACACCGGCTCGGCGCGACCCTCGATGCGGCCGGTATCGCCCAGCACATCGAAGATCACGCTGTCGATATGGGTCACGAGATCACGAATGCCCACGGTTACAGCTCTAGCAGGATCTGTGCGCGTGGACGGGTGCAGATATGCAGCGGGTTGGATTGGGCTTCGCCGGCCATACCTTTGTTGAACGGCATCGGCTCGATCTTGCTGTAGTACGGAATGCCCTGAGTGTTGACCGTTTCCATATAGTCGGCCGGAGCGAAGGCCGAGATATAGAGGTCGGGCACGCCTTCGGGAACCAGCAAGGCTTTGTCGTCATGGACAAATGCAACACTGGCGACCTTGCCGCGATAGCGTTCCCAGACAATACCGCCGAACTCGAAGCTCTCACGGGCATCACCGCGCAATGCGGCCGCTTGTTGCGAGTTGAGGTAGGTTTCCTTGATGGCCTTGTGGCCGAGCAGCTTGTTCCAGAAGTTCTTGCCGCAGAACGCACGGGAGCCGGTTGTAGTGGTGCTGCCGAGTGCGTCTTCTTGCAGGTCCAGCGCTTCGCCACATTTGACGCGGATATCGGTGTCGGGACTGACGAGGCCCATCGACATTTTCTGTTGCTTGACGCCAAAGCGGTCGTAGAGGTTGAGCAGTACGGTTTTGCCGTCTGCATCGAGAATCTGCCCGTTCAAGGCACCCATGCGCTGGAATTCGTGGGTTACGTCCAACTGACGGCGGGCCTTGAGCAAACGCGCATTGACCACATCCTGCACGGCCTGCAGCTCAGTTCGAGTGCCAAAAGCGCGGATGCCCTGGATCTCGTCTGCCTTGATGGTGAAGCGTTCCGGCAAATGCACGGTGTTGAACGGGATCAACACGCGCTTGCTGGCACCCACGACCAGACCCGAAGAACCGCGCTCACCGGCCGGTACCAGGGCCAGGGTGTCGCCGTCCTTTTCGATCTGCACGGTCAGGGTGGTGATGCCTTCTTCCTGAAACAGGCCGAGGCTGCTCAGGCGCCCGGGCAGGTATTGCTGTTCGTTGATAGCAGCGGTTAGCGACGAAACAGAAAATGCTTCGTCGTCAAAGATGGCGATATCGGCCATTGGGGACTCTCCAGAAAGTAAAAACCCCGCTCGATGGCGGGGTGCGATAAAGGGACTCTCGGCTTAGCGCACGATCACAAAATGCTCGGCCAAGGACTTCTCGCCCTCGGGATCAAGCCCGGTCAGATGCGTCTCGCTGACTTCGGCCAGGCGCACGACGGCGCGGCCACGACGCACGATATCGGACTCGCCCAACGGGCCGTAGAGGATGGCCACGGCGGTCTGGCTGCCGTCTTCGGCGGTCGGCACATAGGGGGCGAACTCACCCGAGGCGGTGACCAGGCCAAGGATTTGGCCGGGGTTGAGCGCCGAACCAGCGGCCACATTAATAGCTTCACGGGAGATATTGCCGGCACCCTCGGACAGCAGGAATTCGCCCGCGTGGATCGGTTCTTGTCGGATGGTCATGCTTTTACCCCTGTCTGGGCGGCGCGACGGGCCGCGTAAATGGCGTTGGTATCAGGTTGCTTGGCCTGGATTTTTGGCGCCGGGTCATCGCTGATCGGCAGGCTGTTGTCGATTTCGAAACCGCCACCTTTGACCAGCTTGTCGAACAGCCGACCGCGCACTGCTTCTGCACTCAGCCCGGCGGCAACAAACTCCTGGGTGAACTCCGGCAGACGCGCCGCCACGCACAGGTCGCGCACGGACTTGGCATTGGTCAGCGCGGCGTTGACCGTGGCCTCGTCTGCCAGTTTGGTGGTGTTGATCAGCGACTCGATCAAGTTGCTGATCCCGGCCGCGTTGCAGCTTTGCGTAATCAGCAAGGCCAGCTTGGCCGAGTCGACAATGGGCGGCTTTGCGGGTTCGGGCGGAATCGGTTCAGGGGTTGGCTCGGGCGGTTCCTCCAACTGGGCCAGCAATGCTTGCGGTGCGTGCTGGAAGCGCTGCAGCGCAGTGCCCTGGCCTACGCAGGCTTTGACCGTGAGCCCCTCGCCCACTTCGTCAGCCAGCCCCAGTGCCACCGCTTCGCTGGCCGTGAGCCAGGTTTCAGCGTTGACCAGGCGCCGCAGCTCAACCTCGTCAATGTCCGGTGCTTTGGACTTGTAGGCGGCGATAATGACTTCCGTCGCTTGGTCCAGTACGGCGGCGACCTTGCGCAGCCCCTCGGCATCGCCCGAAGCGTAGGTATACGGGTTATGGATCATCAAAATCGCGTTGCTCGCAATCACGACCTTGTGAGCGCCGCACACCGCGACACTGGCCGCGCTGGCTGCCAAGGCATCGACCCGGCCGGTGCAACGCTCGCCAAGCCGCGACAGGGCGTTGTGAATGGCCAGGCCGTCGAACAGGTCACCGCCGATGCTGTTAAACGCCACCACGATCGGCGACACGCCGTCATCGAGCGCAGCCAGGTCGCGGACAAACTGGTTGGCAGTGATGCCCCAGGTGCCGATCTCGCCGTAGACATAGACCTCAATGCTTCGGGTCTCGGCCTCGCCGCTGGCCTTCAGGCTGTACCAGTGCTTGTTTTGCGGCGCGGGTGGGTCACCGGCCTTGTTGAAAATGCGTAGCCTGTTCATGGTGTCTCCTTGTCGGCGACCGTTTCAGGCTGGTCGACGAGCGTTTTGTAGTTGAGGCCCAAGTCACGGGCTCGGGCTTGGTCGGCAGCGTTTTCAGCGTCGACGGTTTCAGCGTCATAGCCCGAACGCAGGACCATTTCACTGCGGGAGTTAAAGCCCGCATTGACCTCCATCATCCGTGCCTGAATGTCCTGCACTGGCTGGATATAGGCCCAGCCCTGCGGTACCCAGCGGGTGCGCAGGTACTCGCGGCGCCGTTGCGCGTAATCGTCCAGTTTCAAACGACCCGCCAACACCGCCATATCCATCCAGGCGGCACGCACCTGGCGGCATAGCTGGTGGACGTACACGCCGAACTGCAGTTGCTCCAGGCGCCGGCGAAACTCGTTGAGCACCACCCGCAGCGCCCGGTCGTTGACCTCGCGCATATCGCCAGTGAGGATTTCGTAAGGCGTGCCGGTACCGGCGGCAGCGGCCATCAATTGCTGCCGCATAAAGTCCGGGTAGTTGTTGCCCGCATCCGGCGGCTTGGAAAACTCCACCTCTTCGCCCGGCCCCAGCTCCTGCATGGTGCCAGGCTCCAGCGCGACCATCGGTGTGAAGCCGTCGCGGTCTTCGTTGAAGGGCTGGCCGGTCACCGGGTCGAGTGCAAGCTGCCTGCCCTCCGGCGGCGGGCGGGAGATAAACCCGGCAAACAGGTTTGCCACCTCCTGGCGAAACAGCACCGCGTCGTCGTAGTTATCCAAGCTGCGCAAGCGCTTGAGCACCGGGGCCAAACGCGGCACGCCGCGCAACTGCCCGGGTTCGACCGGCTCAAAGATATGCAGCACCTGCTCGGCCGGTACCCGTACCAGCTGGTTGTAACCGGCGTTCAGCGACGAGGCATCGCGGGGATGGACCCGGTACATGTGATACGCCACCCGCTGGTGAGCCGGGTTGAACTCAATCCCGGCGCGGATGCTGTTGCCGTTTTTGGCCGGCTCAAATTTGTCATGGGGCACAAACTCGGGGGCTAGTACCTGGAGCTGCAGCGGCACCGCCAGATTTTCGTCCAGGCTGCGTGGCCGCAGGCGCACAAAGCACTCGCCAGCGGTTTCCACAGTGCGGGCAATTAAGGCCTGCTGGCCGTAGAAGTCGCTCAAGCCATCAGCGTCCGACTCGTCCACCCAGTCCTGCCACAGCTCCTGCTGCACTTTGCGCAGCACGTCATCCTCGATATTGGGCCGAGGGGTGATGCCGGTACCGATCAGGTTGCTGACGCGCTTGTCGATAACGTTGAAGGCATACGGGTCATTGCGCACGGCCGCCCGCGAGCGGGCCCGCAGGTTGCGCAAGGCCGGGGTATTGATGCTGTTGATGCCGACATCAGGCGCGTCCCAACTGGCTGAACGCCTTCCCTCTCCGGCCCCTTCATAACTGGCTTTGATCCGCTCCGGCAGCAAGAAGCCATTGCGGGTAAGCGTCGGGTATTGGCGCGCCATTAGATTCCCTTGCCTCCGTGGTAGAGCCTCACCACTTTCGAGCGTGGCCCGGCAGACGCAACCAGCGAGGTGCGGATCTGATCGCGAGCCTTGAGCAGCTCATCCACCGTGCGGTACTCCACGGTACGGTCGGCGTAGCGCACGGTTTTCTCGCCGCGCGCGATGGCCGACTCAACCGCGTCGAGGTGCTTTTGGGTAAAGGACATAATCAGCGTCTCTTAAGATAGCCGCTGCTGGAGCTGCGACGTTGAGGGGGTCGTGCAACCGGCTGCGGTGGTGCGGCCGGGGTGGGTGCGGGAGCAACCGGTTGTTGCACCGGTGGCGGCTCAGTTGCAGCGGTGACGGCAATACGCTCGACTGCAGGCGGCTTGTCATCAAACAGCCCGGCCTGTGCCAGGGCTTGGCGAATGCGCTCCCAGTCGTGTTCCTTGTAACGGTTCAGGCCCAGGTAATGCGCCATCGCCAAGCAGTACACCATCAGGTCGAGAGCTTCGTTGCGCTCGGCCTTGCCCTTCACCCACTCGATACGTTTATGGCCGCGCACATAGCGGGCCACCTTGCGCTCAGCTACGCACTGGTCAAAGAAGTCATCCGGCAGGTCGTTGGCAAAGTGCAGCGCACCGGGCCCGTCTTCGAACGGGTAGCGGTTGTAGATCCAGTCCTTGGCGGTGTCGGTACCGACAAACCACAGCTCGGCGCCGTTACGTTCGGTCTGGCCTTTCCAGGTGACGTCGACCATTGACGGACGCTGCGCAATCACCGGCTTACCCGGCTTGCTCGCGCCCTTGATGGCGAAGATATTGCGCCACCGGCGCACGCGGCAGAATTGGTAAACCTCGTCCGTGTGGTGACCGCCGGAGTCGACGGCGGTGGCCAGAATGCCGAGTTCGACGCCACAAGGATGCGGGTAACGCACCTTGAGCTTTTCATCGAGCACGGCCCAGGTACGTTCGTCCGCCGGGTCGCCCCAGATCACCTGGTAGTCGATGATCCAGCGCTCCATGCCGACGCCCCAGCCCATCACCATGAGTTCCAGGCGATTGGCTTGTACGTCGACCGATGCGGTGAGCATCAGCACGCGCAGGGTCATTGAGCCGAGGCCGTAGGTTTCGCGACGGGCGCGCTCTTTCAGCACATCCGCTTTGGTCTGCTCCTGGGCGCTGTCCCAGACCTTGGCCAGGCGGGTGTTGTAAAACACCTGCATGGGCTCCAGATCGCCCCGGTTTTGCGCCTTCTTGGCCTTTTCAAACTGCTTGGCCAGCGAACGCCAGTCCATCCAGCCTAGCGGTGAGTACAGGGCGTTGAGGTGAAAACCGATGGTTTCGCCATCACCCTGGGCGTGGGAGCGCCATTCGCCCTGGGCGAGCATCTGGCCCTTGTGGTGCTCCTCGATCAGCACGTCGCAATCCGGCCCGGCGCACTGGTAATGCACCACGCTGTAATCGGCCGAGTAGTGCAGGCTTTCCCATTCAAGCACCTGCATATGGCTGCAGTGCGGGCATGGAACGTAGTAGTAACGCTGGTCGCTGGTCTCGAACAGATCGGCGATACGCGAGGCGCCCTTGATGGTCGGTGAGCTGGAGAAGTAAAACTTGGCGTTGCGCCCGAAGGTACTGCCCCGGGTTTCGGCCAGTTCGATCGGGTCGCCCTCTTCGCCCACGTCCACATCCCAGCGGTCGATCTCATCGCCGTAGATATAGCGTGCCGACAACTCGGCCAGGTTGGCCGCAGAGCCAGCGGTGGTGACATACAGCGAGCCGCCTTCAAACTCTTTGGTGTCCATCGTGTTGCGTGCGTCCCGCGAGCGATTGGCCGCGACACGCTCACGCAGCACCGGCGTGGCCTTGATGGTCTTGCCGATCCGTGACGACACCCGCTTGGCCAGGCTAAGACTCGGCAGCAAGGTGAGGATGTTGGATGGCACCATGTGAATCAGGCCGCCAATCCAGTTCAACGCGATCTGGGTTTTCATCAACTGTGAGGCCACCATCGTGACCACGCGCTTGCAGGGGTGAGCCGGTGACAGGCAGCGCATGGGCTCGCGGGCATAGGGTGTACGCGAGGTGCGGTACTGGCCGGGCTCAGCGGCGCCGGTGTCACGCGGGATACGCATGTACTCGTCGGCCCACTGGTCGACCCACAGCGAAGGGTCAGGCCGTAGCCCACGGAAATACGCCTCGCGGTACACCTCTGCACCGTTCGGGTTTTCCGTGTGCATGGGTTAGCTCTTGTTGTTGAGGGCGTGAACCAGGTCGGCCGAGGACAGGCGCTCAGCGTCTTCAAGCGAGGCGCGGATGGCAGCGGTCAGACGGCGCTCGATTTCCCAGGGATCGGTCATGGCCGCCAGCTCCGGCGCCAGTTGCGGGGGCATGCCCAGCAACTGATCGCGCAGCAGGCGACCCGCGTTGAAGGCACCGGTTTTGACTGCCTCCAGCTCGACCTGTGAACCCTGGACCTTGTGGAATTCAGCCTCGGCCAGTTGCGCCAGGTAATACTCGCGATGGGCTCGGGCTTTTTGGAAGTCGGGTTGCTTGCCGGTCGGGCCGATGGCGGGCTGCGGCGCAGCCATGTTCGGCGTGGATTCGACCAGCGGGGATAATTGGCTGGTCACGTCGCGCTGCACCCGGCCCTCTTGATGCCGAGCGGCAACGGCTGCCTTGGTGAGGTCTGCCGTGTCGCGGATCAGGGCGATGGTGGCGTCGACGTTGACCAACTTTTCATCCGCTGACAGCACCAACCGTTTGTTGTTTTTCAACCAGGTGATGTAACTCGGCGCCTTGCCGATATGGGCCGCAAAGGCGCTCTTCGACAGAAAGATGGGGTCTGTCACAAGCCCTCCTTTTCAACGGCTTTTCAATGCAAGCCTTTCAATTTCAATGGATTGAATTTCAATAAGCTGCCAGCCCTGCGGCTAACAATTTCCCGCGGGTTTCCTGCCCCGTACCCCCGGAAATCCCCCAGGGTCCCCGGCAGGATTTGAGAGACGAGAATTATTCTGATTGGTCAGAACGGGGTGGAATTTCACAAACCCCGAGGCGTTTGGCGGCCCAGCGCTCGTAAAGGCCGATGGCAACGTCCGCCCCGGCCATCGCCGTGAGGCAGCCCACCGCCGATGACGCCCAGATCGACACGCCGTTGGCATGCAGCAGCATCATCGTGGACAGTCCGCAACCGATACAGGCCCCTGACCGCAAGGCCAGGCGCCGCACCAGTGACCAACCCCGGGCGCCGTCCTTGTCCGCTCGCCACATCTCACCCGACACCCCACCAATCAAGGACAGTGCAATCACCAGCCAGATCGGCATATCCGCTAACGCTTGTTGCTCTGTTGTCATTGCCTGCCCCTAAACGCAAAAAACCCGGCGCAATGGCCGGGTTTAGTGGTGGGTGTCGGCCGCTCTCTGCGTCCGCACCTATCGAAGATGACTACTTTTTACAGGTGGATTCTCATGGCAGCAAGCCGCTTTTAATGCCATCGGTGAATAAGTGGGATACACAGGGCGAACGTCTGGCGAATGTCGGTGAACACATCAACTCGGCTAGCTCTTTTTAGGGATGTCTGACCTGTCCCACTATTCAAATACTAGGTAGGACAGCTGAGAGCACCGAAATTAAAGGCTTTGCCCTACTGTCCTACTTCTTTATTACTTTCTCCCGTATAGAGAGATATTTATAAAAGCACGCATGCGCGTGAAGCGCGTGTATTGCTACCCGCTAAGCTCACATGTGCGAGGTGCTAATAATGGTGGGACAGTAGGACAGGTCAGGAACTGCGTGGGCTGTAGCAGTCCTACCTTGCCATCAGACAGTAGGACACAGTGGGACCAAAACCGTCGAGCGTGCTTACAGCACACCATTACGCTGCTTTTCCCATCAACAGCCCCTCAATGTGTTGATGCGCCTCATGTAGTCTCCTGTAATAGGTCGGTGGACTGCAACCGCAGTACAGCATTTTTTGCGACAAGAAGCTGTCGTAGTTGCAATAGTGCTCACGCACAACCACTGATAGCTGCGGTGGCAAGTGCTTGTTAACGATTAGCTCAATATCCGCCGACTCATCAAGCAGTACCCTGCTCCCACGTGTCCCTCGAATCATCTCGCCCTTGGTTTCCATCAGCATGGCAATCATGTTGCCGCTGCCAGAATCCTCAGGTGCTTCACTGTGCAAGTCCTCAGCCCAGAGCTTGAGCAATGTATCGATACGTTTAATCAAAGCAAGGCTCCTCGATTCTCTCCACCTGTAATGCCGAGTAGCCGCCCCAATTATCCGGTTTCTTGTAAGCCCAGGGACGCAGCCCGCTTTTAGGCAGGGCTGGCAAACGAACGCGACGCCATCCGAGCCGATGCATGATTGCACCTACGCGCATCTGTTCAGGTTTTCCCCAATGGCCGAAGTCGAGCCTCAACGCGCTGGCTAGTACGTCGCTTCCGGTAGTAGTTTCCCCGATCTGTGACTCCTCAAGCCAATCAAGAATTGGGCCCTCCCACTCGTCTACAACAAAACGCTCTTCCTGGGCCTCGGTGAACATGGCCTCCTCTTCACGCTGTACCCACCAGATCTCTTCAGCCTGATAGCAGAACATCGCCTCAGCCCAAAGTTGATCACGCATTTCCCGCAGCTTTTCCAGCTCGACCTTAGTGCAGGCCACCGGCCAATAACGGCGGTTTCCCGTGGCGTCTTTGAGGTATTCGTCCTGGTTGGTGGTACCCACGAAAACACACTGGCGTGGCACGTCATTTGTTCTGCGGCCGTAGCTCTCGCGGTAGGTGTCGGTCGAGGCAGAAAAAAACTGTTTAGCCTTGGTGCTCTCGGCCTTGTTGAAGCTGTCCAGTTCACCCAGCTCAATGATCCATTTGCCACGGATAGCCTGAAAACCATCCTTATCTCCCAGGGAAAATGGCGTATCCATAAACCAATCTCCACCGAGGATGCCCATTGCTGTGGACTTACCTGCACCCTGCCCGCCTTCAAGGATCATTACCGAATCCGCCTTGCAACCCGGGCGCATTACCCGCGCAACCGCAGAGATCAACCAGCGCTTTCCGACCTTTGCGCTGTAGCTGCTTTTACGCACGCCCATGATTGTGTGCAACCAAGTGTCCAGACGTGGAACACGATCCCACTCCATATGATGCAGATAGTTGCGCACGGGATGAAACGAGTTGTCGTGGGCCACCACACTGACAGCTTCAAGCACACTGGATGCTTTCACGCGAAGGTTGTATTGCTGACCCAACCACTTCATTACGCGAATGTCATCGATGTCACTCCAGTCGCCGGTGCCCCCGCCATAGGGAGGTGTTTTCAGCTTCACGATTTTTGAACTGAAGGCACAAAAATTAATAACCCCGGACCATCGCTCATCATTGCCAAGGATGAGTTCAACATTCTGCATATGCGCAATGAGTGTTCCGTTTTCAGTCCGTGCCAGTTGATCTTTCCAACCACCTGCCGAAGGAGGCTTGACGACCTCCAACACTTGGCGGCGAACAGCGTCCAACCCTTCGGCACAATGCAGATCATTAAAGTCGGTCCACTTGATCTCGCGTTCCCCCGAAAACACCGGACCAACAACTTGGCCGCCAACGATCAGGGCTGCATTGCGGCCCTTCTCTTCGCCCGGGTTCCAAGGTTCACCATTGGGACGCTTGGTCTTCCAGTCATCGTCGCGGCACACGATCAAGGTACGGCCCGGGAAACGCTCACGCATGACCTTTGCCACCGCGCTCAAATTGCCCGCGTCAAAAGCGATGGCCACCGTCAGCGAGGTGGCCATATGCAGGCTTGCGCCGGTGGCGTAGCCCTCACACACCAGCACCGGTTTCCCCGGATCAGGGTGCGGGCCTATAAGGTGGAAGGCACCTTCTTTGGACATGCCATAGGGCCAATAGGACTTGTCACGGTCGGTATCGGGTTGTTTATCGGGATAGATAACCTGCAGGCCGACGATTTGATCCCGTTCATTACTCATCGGCACCAGTACCGCACCGGAGCGTGGGGCGTAACGCACACCTAGGGCTACAATCTGCTTTCGGTCCAGATAGGCGCTTCGTCCTTTCTCCGGCATGCGATTGAACAGGCCTGATGCACGATTGGCAGCCCTGCGGGCAGCGTTCGCTGCAATCTCTGCCGCGCGACGTTTGCCTTCATCTTGACGAGCACGCATCACGTCGCGCTCCTCCTGGCTCATGCGCCCGGCCTTGACCTTAATCTTGTTGCTGTCGCCCGAACGCCAGTCACCGAAGCTGCCGAAAATCAACGTCTCGTTTTTCTCGGTACGGTGCTCATGGATGACGTACCAGCCGTTTTTTTCTTTGCCCTTGTCCTGTGTGGTTTTGCAACGAGTCAGCTTACCGAACGTGAGTGGTTGTTCAGGCTCAAGGCCGTGGTCAGCGAATTGACCGAGAACGTCATCGAGCATAACTAGTACCTATTTCTTCGTTCAGTTGCTGGCACCCGGCACAGCGCGTGCAACTGGTGACCGCCAAGCGACGAGCCAGAGGAATGGTCGAGTCGCAATCTTCACAGAACTCATAAGACTCAAACACCGGCTGCGCTTTGCGCGCTGCCAGCGCTAGGTCGATGCGCTCCTGCACCAGGTCATTAGCAAAATCTGCGATATCAGCCACGGTCAGCACCCCGCGTGGTCGAGTTGACGTAGCAAGCGCGGTTGTACAGGCCCAGCAGACCTTGAATACCGCGGAACACCTGCAGGCGAATTTCGGCCAGCTCTCTGTCGCAGACAACGCCGTCGCCAATACTCTTAGCCCAGGCGTCGGCGAGGTCGGCCACTTGCCTGAAGTACATCGCAATACCCATGGTCAGCGTCTCGGGCATATCATCGGTATAGGCTTCGGCCAGTTCCTGCCAGATCGTATCGCCCACCAACGCATGCACCGCATCAAGGATGCGGCGGTCTTTGGTCAGCTCCAGAATTTCGGCGAATTCGTGAATATTCACCGTGTGACCGGGATGGTTAGGAGATAGCTTATGCTGCAACGTGGTGGAGTTGCGGCCCGTGGTCGCAGCGATGGCAGCAGCGCCACCTGGATAGTCACGGGCTGCGTGATACAGCGCTAAATCGAGCGTGAGAATTTCACTCTGCGCTCGCTGAGTGCAACTAAGAGCAATACGGCTCATGGCATTAATCCTTAATGTTGCCAGTGCCGCGCGGCGTGTTGTGGTGGTACATTTGCCGCGTGGCTTGAAAGGGCCCAAAAGCCGGCCAGGTCCGCAAGACCAAAACCGGCACCGTGCCGAGGCGAGCGATCCGTCGCTCACCTCTGGCGCAACAGCTGCCTGATCTGTGGTGGAGAAGGCAGCAACCCAAAGCTTCCGAGCCTTGGAAAGCGCGGTTAAGGGAGGCGGAATTGCATGTGGTGTGCCCACCTACCTTGCCCGCGACCCGGCGACACTGTGGTGGTGTGTGCCGGGAGAAACTGGGCGGCCTTATTGGTCGCCTTTTTTCTTTCTATGCCGCTTTGGTTTCCGTCACACCGAAGTGATCCAGAACCTCAGCGAGCGATACACGACCTTCGCTTTGACGCGTCAATGACTTGATCAGCGATACGCTCGGGTCTTTGCTGGCGTACTTAACGTGCAAACGCAGATAGTTGACCGCGATCTTGCAACGCCCGGCGTAAGCCTGCAGTGCTTCTGAATCTAAGCTATCTATGTAGTCACGCAATTTCATGTGGTGTACCTCCGGGAGACATAATTTAACCACAAAGGTTAACTTTTGCAATACCTCACAGGACATTCACCCCATAGGTTAATCTGGGCACAATCACGGCATGAGAATTTCAGATACCCGCCTGCACAATTTCCGCCACATCCTGGCCGAGAAAAAACTACGCCTGATCGACATTGCCGAGCTGCTCGGTAAAGCGCCTGCGCAAGTGAGCGCATTCGGCGGGAAGAACCCAACCAAAGGAATTGGCGATCAGATTGCGCGTGAAATTGAAAGAGCTCTCAGCCTGCCGAACGGCTCGCTCGATATCCCGCATGGCTTCGCAAATTTCGATAACGGTTCTGTACTGGGCTACACCGGCAGGAAGCTGCCTGTGATCGGCTCAATTGCTGCAGGTGCCTGGTGCAATTCTGAAGATAATTTCGATCCGCGCGATGCCGAAGAATGGATCGAAGCACCGGGGCCGGTTGGGCCGCGTGCATTCATCCTACGCGTTGAAGGCATCAGCATGGAGCCCAAGTTTATGGAGGGCGATAAGGTTGTTATCGATCCATCGCTTGATGCTTTCCCTGGGCATTTTGTTGCGGCCAAGCGCACCCGCGACGAGGCGACGACGCTGAAGCAGTTGAAACAGGAAGGGAATGAGCTGTATCTGTACGCGCTCAACCCTGATTGGCCAGAGCGCATTATTCGGATGACTGATGAGTGGAGCATTTGTGGTCGGGCTAGGTGGAAGATTTCCGATCTTTGAAGCTCACAACTAAGAAATGAACTTCACAAACTGCTCGAAAGCCAAAACAACCAATGATTTAGCAAAAACAATCACATCTATATAATCCGACCATAAACTAACAAAAAAATCTTTTACAACTGTATCGGGCGGAGATACATATATTTTATATGCCAAATACAAAAAACCCGACACCAACATCGCGTAAGAAATTTTATCGATATAATTAAGTCTTTCTTTAGCCTTTGAAATCAACTTCTCAATCTTTATCTGTGTTGAGCAAGCACTCTCTTTTACTTCTTCTGCAATCTCCGACTTCTTATACTTTTTAAAGCCCTCACTAACATGAAGCAATAAATTATCAAACGAGTCAAAGTAAATATCATTAGCTGTTTTTGTTAGAGACCTAACCATCAGAAGACCAATACAAATCAATCCTATCTCGGCCATACCAGCAGATCTTACTAACGCTGCAATACCAACCAACACACCGGGTAAGGCAAAGGCTTTAGTTTGAATACCCGCAATAAAATCATTTATTTTATTACTGTACTCAAGATTTTTCTCTTCAATTTCACTCAAGAGCTTATTAACAGAAAATCTATGCGTATAATTATCGTAATGTTCACGATAAATGTTAAAGAACTTCAAGCCTTGTGAAACAATCCAAATAAAAGGACTCCCAGTATGATCTTCCCCTAAAACATCTGCCAATGCAGTCCTCATAACTGCCTTGCGCTCTAACTGATGCGCATCATCCAACTCCAAATGTTCGAGCATACTTTTAGCTGTTGAATGCAGCTCAACTACAAACCCGGCTTGAAACTCACTCAGCGAGATAGCTGGGTTCACCTGGTATTTCTTGGCGCTTTTTTCACCTGAAATAAAATAGATGAATTCATTCATGGAGGCTCTAGTACCTACATGATCTACTAGAAGCTCTAGTACTTTTCGCCATGCCACATAGCACTCAACCTGTTTTGAAAGAGCCGTAGCAAAACCTGGAATGTTCGTATCTTTGGTGCAAGTTATGTAATAAAAACTTTCTGAGTTAGGTGCATTCGTAAACGAAGCCCAAAAATCTTCCAGCGTTGAGTAGAAATATAGTCGTCTGTTTTCTGACCATTTAGCCGCATCATTAGACAGAGATACTTTAACCCTATCTCCTACATCTTGCTTTTCTAGATCGGAACTATATCCCATCACCTTAAATGCTTGGCACAGCTCGCTCCATACCACTACAAACTTATCTTTGGGCAATATAATGTCGAGATAAGTTTTATCCCACACAAGCTCAGCCTTATCTAAAAACTGAGCAATCAATCGCCCCTCATCCATGAGTCGCTTCCGCCATCCCCATCAATTCAGATACTGCTCTTTTCGACTCTGCATCAAGCGGAATTCGAATATAGTTGAAATCTTTATCTACCTTCACAGGTTTATCTGACTCATCAAACCCCAACGAGGTAACCTTCAATGTACACTCATAACTTCTATTAGTATCGGTTACAATTACGGACGCCCCTGCAACAACCGATGCAACAGTAGGTTCAAAGTGAGAACTTATTTCATACTCTTTAGAATTTACAAATTTACAAAACTCGCCCAGCAAATCAGAATCTTCCGGTAGCACCCGATCGACTAGAGCTTGAATCTCTTTCAACTGAACTGTCTCACGGCTTTTGCCTTTCTTGAAAAGAAAAGCCTCGACATTAGCCAAGCAAATATCACGATCAGTTCTACTAATATCATTAGAAGAGAAAAACTCTCTTATAGCCTTATAAATATTATCGACACTAGCTTTATTACTTGGAGACTCCATACATCCTAGCGCAGTTTTAAAAAAATCACTCCGCGACTGCCCTTGAATAAAACGAAGATAAGCATCCCCAGAATTCTCAGGATATGAAACATCAAACAAGTTCATATCAATGAGGGCTGCCTGCCTTAACGCATTTATATCAATTGAAGTGAGACTTTTTGGCTGGAGATTTTCTTTATCAAACTCAAATCCACTTTTATTCCCAACCATGACCACTAACAGCCTGCCATGATCAACATCCCCTTCAACGACCTCTGACTTTTTAACACGATCGCGATACATTATGAAAACAACATGCCCACCACTTAGATTGCCACCAGCAACATCATTAGAGGATGTTTCTAAAAGTTTCATTACAGCGGCTGAAAATTCAAGGTGGTCACATTCGACCGCCAACAGCTTTTTGATTGCTTCTGGCATTGCATGCCAAATAGTGCCAGAAAAAAAACCGTGTAATTTATTTTTCTTGCGGAATTTTTCTTCAATTTTTTCTACAAATTTTTGAGCTGTAGAGTCACCTAAAACCCAGGGCTCTCCCGTTTTCGCCTTGAACGGGCTACCGGTGAGGTCATGATCGCGATCTAGGCTAGCTGTAATGGCGAATAAAACTTCGACTCTAGATAGCGCTAGTTCTGCGGTTTCTACAACTTCAGTTTCTGAAGGGCTAACTTTAGCTTCCTGATTCACATTAAATCTCCTTTTTTACATTCTCGGCGGCCTCCACATCGCTTGCAATGACTTTATTACTTTCCCCGCTTTCGCGGCACAGTGAAAAATAACTGAAGAAACGAAAAAAACCCAAAAGATGAATTTTAAGGTTGCAAAGATAACCCTAAAGGTTAATTATTGTCTTCACTCTCCCACCACAGAGCGAGGCAATACCATGCACACCACTGCAACCCTGCACGTCCACCCTGCGTGCGCCAGTAACCGTCTACTGATCGAGCAGCTGCAAGCCACCACCGGCTGCCTGGTCATCCTCCACAACCACAAACCCCGGCTGGTCCCGTACAGCAACCGCCCTGCCCCGCTTGATCCGAACAACGGAGGGCATGCAGCATGAACCGATTTTCTTTGGCTGATAAAACCCTTCGGCTGCTGGCTGCGCAGGTCAATTTGAACGGCACGTTTCACCACTCGAGCAGCTTCAAAAATACCAACCTGCCGTGGATCTTCGTGCTACAGGTTGAGCGCGGCTCCTCCAGCACACTTTTCACCGTTGTTGCCAGCGATGAGAAACATAGCCTAACGGTGCATAACCCTGACAAATACACACACCGGGTGCTCGCTGACTTTATTGAATCGATCGCCAATGGCCGTATGGACACTGCCGAGGCTGCAACACCGCGCGTACGCGCTGAATCTGTCGACCGCGGCCAACTACTGGATGCCAATCAACAAGAGCAGCTGCTCCAGCTGATACGCAATGGCGGCTCGTTGCTGCTCGATGTCGGTCTGGATGAGGCTGTGAGCCTGGCAGTGCATCGCACGCAGAGTCGCAAAGGCATCACTGCGATTCTAGTCGCCGGCGACAGCTGCCCGCGCACTCAGTGCTTTACCGCTTATGGCGACGACCAGCACAGCTTTAGCCGGCTGCTGCAGTCGCTCGATCACTTGGTCGCGTCGGCAACTCCTGCCGCGCTCGCAGCCTAGGGGGTGTTATGGAACGCACCCTCGCCAAAGCCGCGGCGTGCCTGGGAACTACCCGGCCAAAACTGATCAAGTTGATGCGCGAAAAAGGACTGCTCAACGAGCGCAACCTGCCTGCCTTCCCGGTTCGGGACCGTGAGTATTTGCGGATAAAGGACAGCAACTGGTTCCACGCTGAACTCGGTATGCAGTACAGCCAATCAACCCGGGTACGTCAGCCCGGCATCGCTTGGCTGGCCGAGCAGTTGGGCCTGGCCCTTCCAGCAATTCCGGCTGATAACCGTGACGTGGCCTAGAGAATACGCTCGGCAGATCGTGGCCATGCCGACACGCGAGGAGCGCAACGCTGCGCTCCTTGAAGTGCCGGAGCATTTGCGCGAACTGACCAAGCGCCACTGCCTGAATGCCTGGAACCACCCGGCCCGCCTTCATCCCAAACCGAGCACGCCAGCCCATGAGTAATTCCAATCAAAACCCACTGCGGCTGCTGCCGGCACCGGACCCGGCCACCGTTGAACTGCTTTATCGCAACTTCGGTGATGTGCTGATCCCCCTCGACAAGCTGCGCGTGCAGTACTTTCGGCACCTCAACGAGCAGTCGTTTGCGGCAGAGATCATCAGCGGCCGGATTCAATTGCCCGTAATCACGCTCGACAGCAGCCGCAAGGCGCCGAAGTTCGCTCACATCCGCCACGTTGCCGCGCTGATTGATATTCGTGCCTACAAGGCTGATGAGGAGCTGGCCAGACCGCAAAGCGACTCACCGGATAAAGACGACTAGCCACACGCTGCCACCACCAGCGACGCACCAGGAGCACACCACATGATCCCTAACCAGATCAGCGCACTGATCTTTTTGATATTGAGCGCGGCCTTGCTCTATTGGCTCGGCTACCGCAACGGCCTGACCGATGGCCGCAAGCATCAACCCGAAGCTAGCACCCGGAGTAAAGCGGCATGACGCACTCACTGACCAACCCCTTGCCCCTGCCCGCTTTGCTCCGCAATGCCAACGGGATCGACACGCCTGTAAAAAACAGTCTCTGCTGCGCAGCAGCAGACATTACTAAAGCTTTTCGCGCCACTGCAGGGGTGCTTATACCCCACATAAAGCTGCGCGAGGCAGACCACCTTGATGCCCGGCTAAACGCTAAAAATCGCCCGCTCGCGCAGCTTGTGGTGGGGTATACGCACCCAGACACCGCTATTAAAGGGGTTGGCCATGCGTAAAGAGCTGATCAAAATTAGCGAATATCAACGCCGCCGATGGGGTGAGAACGGGACACCGCTCTGCTCGCAAGCCATACGCAATTACATCCGCAACGGAAAGCTGCCGGGCGAGCAGATAGGCTCGCTCTGGTATGTGGATTGGAACGCACTGAACATAGCTGACGGCAACGATCTGGTCGCGATGGTGCTAAGAGGAGTTGCCTGATGGCTCCACGGCCACGCAATAGTGCGAACAAACACCTGCCGCAGAACCTGTACTTTGATCCACGCCGCTCGACCTACCGCTACCGTCGCCCCAGCGACGGTAAGTGGTTTCAATTCGGCACCGATCGGATCAGGGCCATTGATGCCGCAAAACAGCTCAACCTGGCCTTTATGCAAGGCGCCGATCTGGTCCGCTCTGTCATGGGTAATCCATCGGGCTCGTTTGCAGGTTTTCTGGATAAATACGAAGCCGAGATCTTGCCTCCCCGCGAGTTGGCCAAGGGTACGCTCGGACTGTACGCCGTTCACTTAAGACGCTTCCGAAAGCATTTTGAGGGCAAAGCCGTCGATCAAATAACCATTCGTATGGTTGCCGAGTTGCTGGACACACTGACCCCAAGGAGCGCCAATCAAAGTCGCGCTCTGCTGGTGGACATCTTCAATCATGCCGCATCCAAGGGCTTATGCCCCGACAACCCGGCATCGAGCACCATCAACCGTATCGAGAAGAAGCAACGCAAACGCCATACCGTGGAAGGCCTGAAGGCGATCAGGGAGGTGGCACCACCCTGGCTGCGCAACGCCATAGACTTGGCGCTGATCACTGCTCAACGTCGCTCCGATATTCTGGACATGCGCTTTGACGGTGTTCAGGATGGCTTCCTCTACCTGGTACAAAAGAAAACTGCCAAGGCCAGTGATACTGCGTGGATACGTTTCAAGGTGACTGACGAACTGCAGACCGTCATAACCCGCTGCCAGGACAGCATCGCCTCCCCTTTCCTGATTCATCGCAAGCCGCAACGACTGCTGCAGAAGCAGGCGCAGACTAAAGAGCACTGGACTAAGGTTGAGGATCGCTTTCTAACGCGCTCTTTTAAAGAGGCGCGGGAACTTGCTGGCTGTTATGCGGAATGGAAAGAAGAGGAAATGCCGGGCTTTCACGAAGTGCGCGCGCTGTCGCTGCACCTGTACAAAAGAGCCGGTAAAGATGGCCAGACCATTGCAGGCCATGCCAGCGAGACCATGACCAAGAACTACCAGAAAGACCACGCAGATGTGATCTGGTCGGATGCGATTCCAGACCTGAATATCAGTGAAATCACCGGATAG